TTATGCTATCAGTGTATGATACCAGTTACAAAGATCGTCCCGGTACTAGGCTTGATTCCGTAAAGGTTATCAAACATGTACCAGTGGATAACGTAATCCAAGCTGAGACTATATCAGCGGATACCCTGCCTTCGGCAGATAAAAAAGAAGCAGAAGCAGTTCTGTTCTAGTACTCCTCTCTCAACTAAGCCCCCTTCGGGGGGCTACTTTTAAGGATATAATATGAAAAATATTGACACTCTAGTAGAAGATCTTGAGTCAGTTATCTATGGTCAAGGTGGTTGGAGAAAGTCTATTGCAGAAGAGATGGGTAAGAATATTGGTATAGTCGCAAGTAAAAGATTTAGTAAGCCACAAGAACCTCGTGGTTATCTTTCACTGTCGTCAATAGGTACACCTTGTAAACGTAAGCTGTGGTATAAAGTTAATCAACCAAGAATTGGTGAACCACTAGATGCTAAGATGCTTCTTAAGTTTTTCTATGGAGATATGATAGAAGAACTAATACTTGCTATGGTAAAAGCAGCAGGTCATAAACTAGAAGGTATGCAGGATCGTGTTACTGTGCATGGTATACGTGGACACAGAGATGCAGTCATTGATGGTATGACTGTCGATGTAAAGTCTTGTAGTCCTTTTGCTTTTAAAAAGTTTCGAGATGGTGAGCTAAGAGGTAATGATCCTTTTGGTTACATCAGTCAACTATCTTCTTATGTTTATGCAGCACAAGATGATCCACTAGTTACAGATAAAAATCGTGGTGCTTTTCTAGCTATCGACAAAGTTAACGGAGAAATATGCCTTGACGTATATGATTTTTCTAATGAGCTTTCTACCAAACGAGCAGAGATGGAAGCTGCAAAAGACATGGTCGCAGGTGACATACCTATTGAACGTATATCACCCGTACCTGCCAGCAAGTCTAGTCCTAACACCAAGTTAGATAAGTCTTGCCAGTTCTGTGAATACAAGAAAGCTTGTTGGCCTAACCTAAGAATGTTTGAATACTCTTATGGTATTGAGTACTTAGTTCATGTAGAGAAACCACCAAAGGTTCCAGAGATTACCAATGGCTAGAGCAGCTAAAGCAAAAGGTCGTCTTGGACAAAACGAAATCAGAGATAAGATACTGGAAACATTTCCTGATCTAGAACCTGATGATGTTAGGTCTACTACTATGGGAGATACCGGTGAGGATATTCAACTATCTCCTGCAGCTAGAAAAAAGATACCAATAACAATAGAAGTTAAAAGAAGAAAGTCTGCACTGAAGACTGTGTATGACTACATAGAACAAGCTGAAGCTCACGGTAAAGGTGAGCCTGTAGTTTGTTATAGATCAGATCGTAAGCCTTGGGTTGTTATGATAGGCTTAGATCATTACATGAACTTGTTAAAATACTGGGGTAATAATAATGATAGTTAAAGTATGGGACGTAATAGAAGGCCCAATAAGTGTAGAAGAATACCCAGATGAAGCACCTGATGGTGCTAACTGGTACATGGTTTGTAGAACAGAAGTAGATGGTATTATAGCAGATGATAACTTTTGGTTTGAAGAGTTTGAAGATGCTTACGAATGGGAATCTCATTTTAAAAAGAGTATTGACCCATTAGAGATTGACATGACTACCATGTATGGATATAACTAGGGGTTCGTTATGGAGTTTGAGATTAACATTAGACTAAAAGTAGATCCAGTAGCAAACTTCTTGGAAACTTCTGGTGATAACACTGAAGCAATATCCGAGCTAGTTAAAAACTATTTATACGATATAGATGATGCAAAAGTAATAGAGTGTGAGGTAACATATGATAAGTAAAGATGACATAGAAGCTTTTGAAATATTTAATTCCAGTCAAATGAACGACTACCAAAGAGCTGCTGTAAGTACAGCTATATATAAAAAAGAACATGCAGTAATCTACCCTGCGTTGGGACTAGCTGCAGAAGCAGGAGAGGTAGCAAACAAAGTAAAGAAGATACTACGTGATGGTAAGTTTGATAGAGAAGCTATTGCTGATGAGGTAGGAGATTGCCTGTGGTACATTGCCGCATTGTGTAGAGACTTAAATATTGATATGCAACAGATAGCTGATAACAATATTAAGAAATTAAAAGATAGATTAGAACGTGGTGTAATATCAGGATCAGGAGATAAGAGATGAAAGGTTTGATATGGCCTTTTCTTTTCTGTGTATTTGTTATATGCATTCTTCCTGTAATGTTAGTAGATAATGCAAAGTATTGTAAACAAAGTATTGTACCTTGCTATCCGTGGACGGAGCCAGTAGAATGGAATTAGACGTAAAGAAAGCTGCACAAGAAGAAGCAGAGAAAACATTTGAAGAGTTTATTCTTTGGACTAAAAGAGTATTACTTATATCAATTATATTTCTTATGGTTGTTGTAGTAGGATGTAACAACGGTGTAGAGAGTGGTAAAAATGCTACAGGTTCTAAATATAATGGTGAGCAATACAATCCAAGCAATATAAAGGTAAGTAAATGAATAGTAAAACAGCGCCTATAGGATGGGCAAAAACTATCCTAAGTATGAGAGATGCATGGAAGAGTATAATGACTGTAAAGAACTCTCCATTACGTAACCTACCACCTCAGTTAGGGTTAATGGTTTTCTCAATACTATCTGTGATGTGGAGTGGTATCTTTGCAGCAATAATAAATAACCCATATGCATTTGGTGTATCTGCAGGTGGGCATCTGTTAGTAGTCTTTGGTATTTTTATTACAGCTATAGTCTATGATAGTGCAGAAAAATATACAACACCACAAAATTATAACTTACGTGGTATAGGAGGAGAACACGAATGAATAATTATTTACCAACGGATTACCAAGCATTCATACACAAGTCGAGGTATGCAAAATACTTTGATGGTAAAGGTAGAGAGTCTTGGCCTGAGACAGTAAGCAGGTACATATCCAATGTTGTTCATACAAAAGTTGATGAGGAAACAACAAACGAAATAGAGCAAGCTATACTTAATCTAGAAGTTATGCCAAGTATGAGAGCTATGATGACTGCAGGTCCAGCTTTAGATAGGGACAACACAGCAGGTTACAACTGCTCTTACCTACCAGTAGATGACCCTAAGTCTTTTGATGAGGCCATGTTTATCCTACTCTGTGGTACTGGTGTAGGCTTTAGTGTTGAACGTCAGTTTGTACAACAGTTACCAGAAGTACCTGAGCTGTACGAGAGTGAGACAATGATAGTTGTTAAGGATAGTAAAGAGGGTTGGGCTAAAGCTTTCCGACAGTTACTAGCTTTACTCTGGGCAGGTGAGATACCACAGTGGGATGTCTCTCGTGTACGTCCTGCAGGTGCAAGACTAAAGACATTTGGTGGTAGAGCTAGTGGCCCTGCTCCATTAATAGAGTTGTTTAATTTTAGTGTACAGACATTTAAAGCTGCACAAGGACGTAAGCTGTCGTCTATGGAATGCCATGACCTTATGTGTTTCATAGGCCAGATAGTTGTAGTAGGTGGCGTAAGACGTAGTGCTATGATCTCTCTGTCTAACCTTAGTGATGACCGTATGCGTCACGCTAAGTCAGGGCAGTGGTGGGAGACAGCAGCACATCGAGCACTAGCTAACAACTCTGTCTCTTATACAGAGAGACCTGACATAGAAACTTTTATGAGAGAATGGACTGCTCTAGTGGAGAGTAAGTCTGGTGAAAGAGGGATATTTAATCGTGAAGCATCTAAAAAACAAGCTGCAAAATTTGGCAGACGTGACCCTGACTTTGAGTTTGGTACTAACCCCTGTTCTGAAATTATACTACGGCCTTACCAGTTCTGTAACCTCACTGAAGTTGTGGTTAGGGGAACAGATACAGTGGATGATCTTGAGCGTAAAGTTAAACTGGCAACTATTCTTGGGACTGTTCAGTCTTCCTTCACTAAGTTTCCATATCTGCGAAAAGTGTGGCAACGAAATACCGAAGAGGAACGACTGTTGGGTGTGTCGCTCACTGGAATAATGGATAATAAATTATTAACATCTAGGAACAAAGGATTGGAGGAGACTCTTGAACATTTACGAGAAGTTGCTGTTAGCACTAACCTTGACTATTCTAATCGCCTTGGCATACCACAGAGTACATCTATCACCTGCGTCAAACCCAGCGGAACAGTCAGTCAACTTGTTGACAGTGCCTCTGGAATACACGCAAGACATAGTAACTACTATGTGAGAACAGTGAGGGGTGACAACAAAGATCCTCTAACACAGTTCATGAAGGATCAAGGTATACCAAATGAGCCTTGTGTATTCAAGGGAGATACAACTACAGTGTTTAGTTTTCCTGTAAAGTCTCCCAACAAAGCTATTACTAGAAACGATATGACAGCCATAGAGCAACTAGAGATGTGGCTTACTTATCAACGATCATGGTGTGAACATAAGCCATCAGTAACTATCTCAGTCAGAGATGATGAGTGGATGGATGTTGGTGCATTTGTTTACAAACACTTTGATGAGATGTCCGGTGTGTCATTCCTACCACACTCCGATCACACTTATCAACAAGCACCATACCAAGACTGTGGTAAGCATGACTATGAAATGCTACTATCATGTATGCCAGATAAGATTGACTGGTCTAAACTATCAGAGTATGAACAAGAAGATAATACTGTAGCGATGCAGACAATGGCTTGCTCTGGCGATGTCTGTGAAATTGTAGATTTAACATAAGGAGATACCATGTTACAACCAATTAAAGGATCATATTACAGAAGGTTTCAACCTCAGTCATACGCAGAGAATGACAGTAAGGCTAAGACAACAATAACAAATTATCTAGAAAGTCATGGGCATACTATCCTTGATACTGAAGAAGACTTTTCTTTTGACATAAAGAGTAAGAAGAATGATGGTATGTATTACTCTGAAGTAGAGATGAAGAACCAATGGACAGGTGATTGGAATCCTAAGTGGAAAGAGATACGTATACCTTACAGAAAGTACAGGCTTATAAACAAGTACAAGAAAGTAGAGGGTGACAATACTTATTGTAACTTCTACGTCATACGTAGTGACTGTAAGCAAGCATGGAGAATCAAAGACTTTCAACTTAATGAAGATTGTGCGAAGGAGATATGGTTAGCCAACGCTAGACGGTATGAATACTTCTTTCACATTCCTTACGGTGAAGCAGAACTTATAGAGGTGTAACATGGTAAAAAATAAACAAGAAGAAGAAGAATTTGAAATTGAAGATTTGTTTGATGATGTGGAGGACTATGTAAATAGTCCACCTCATTATGGTCAAGGTAGGATAGAATGCATAGAATACATAAAAGATTTTCTATCAGATAATGAATACACTGGCTACCTTCGGGGCAACATAGCTAAGTATCTTCACCGTTGGAGGTATAAGAATGGTGTAGAAGATTTAAAGAAAGCTCAATGGTATCTTGAGGCTTTAGTACAGCAG